AGCAGACGTACATACGCACACTAATAAAGCTGTATTAGACGCAACAACAGCGTCATTTTTAACTGCAGATGAAAGCAAGCTGGACGGTATTGAAGCAGGAGCACAGGCAGACCAAATTGCTGCTGAAGTAGCTAATACACCCGCAGGTACTATAACTGCAACTGATGTACAAGCTGCATTGAATGAATTAGATACTGAAAAATTAGCTGATGTTGTAGGAGACACTACACCTCAGTTAGGGGGTAATTTAGACTGTAACGGCAATCAGATAACAGATAGTAGTTATCTTCAAGCAGCAGACGCAACACCAGCAACTACCACCACGCATACGTTTGATTATTCAGCAGGAGATATGCAGCAAATAACCGCACCTGCTGCTGGTACATTAACGATTGCTTTTAGTAATTTTGTAGCCAGCAATGTGTGTGCTTATATTTTTGATATTGTTAATGGAGGTAATTGTACAATCACTTGGCCAGCTGCCATGCTATTTGCGGGAGGTGTTGCCCCTACGCTAACAGTAGCAGGTACAGATAGATTGTTAGTAACTAAAGATAAGGATGATGTCTATACGCTAACAGTTGTTGGTACAGATATTAAGACGGTGTAATGATATGAATCTATTGAAAGCATTACAAGGTGTTGAACAAGGTGGACAAGGTGATGTAGTTTTAACTGTTGAAGATGTGTTTAGCACTTATTTATACACTGGTACTGGTGCAGCCTTAGGCATAGTTAATGATATTGACCTGTCTACTGAAGATGGCATGGTTTGGATTAAAAATCGTGATGCCGCAGATACGCATGTTATAACAGATACCATTAGGGGTGCAGGAAATACATTAACTAGTGAGACTGACGCAGCAGAAGTATCAGATGCAGATACAATAACAGCTTTTGGTACAACAGGTTTTACCCTGGGAGCTGATGTTAAAGTTAATACCAATACTGAAGCTTACGCATCATGGACATTCCGAAAAGCCCCACGTTTTTTTGATGTAGTTACTTACACTGGCAATGGTGTAGCAGGTAGAGAGATAGCGCATGACTTAGGTGTTGCTCCTGGGATGATTATAACTAAAGTCACTAGTACTATTAATGATTGGTTTGTTTATCATAAAAGCACAACTGCTACAGACGCTTTATTATTAAATACAATAGCAGCTTCTTCTGGAGGTAGCTTATATTGGAATAATACTGAACCAACAGATAGTGTATTTTCACTTGGCTCTGGATCACAGACTAATAATAATTTCAATACATACATAGCCTACCTATTCGCAGATGACCCACTAGGTCCAAGTGGTGATGGTAGTGATGGGATGATTGCTTGTGGAGGTTATACAGCAGTAAGTAATCCTCAAGAAATAACCATTGGATGGGAACCTCAATATGTTTTGGTTAAGAAAACCTCAGCTATAGGGAATTGGGAGCAAGCAGACATAATGAGAGGTATAACTACTGGAGGGTTCGATGGTTGGTTGATTCCAAATACGAATGCTATAGATTATAATACTGTAGATATCGTTGATATTACGCCAACAGGCTTCATTCAAAAGCTGTCAGCAAGCGGTGACTACATCTACATGGCAATCCGCAGACCCATGAAAACACCTACGAGTGCTGGTGAGGTGTTTGCTATTGATACAAAAGATGGCTCTACGCTCCCTGCCTATAAAAGTGGTTTTGTGACTGATGCGAGTATAACCAGAAATATTGATTCAGTTACAAATAATTATACGTCTACTAGATTAGCAGGTACTGGTCTATTGCAAATGAACAGTACAGGTGCAGAAGCGACAGCACCTGATTGGACATTTGATTATATGAATGGGTTCAATAAAGATGCAGGAACAGATACCACCTTTTATTCATGGATGTGGAAACGTGCACAAGGCTTCTTTGATGTAGTTACTTATACAGGTACAGGGGGTACGGGTTTATTTGATCATAGCCTAGGTGTGATCCCTGAAATGATATGGTTTAAGAATAGAGATGGGGTAGCTAACTGGATTGTATATACCAGCGCGACAACAGGCTTAATACTAGATTCGACAAATAAAGCACCACCACCTATAACCTGGTTTAATTCTACAGCGGCTACAAGCACTCAATTTACAATAAGAGATACATCAGGTTCTAATACACTTAATGCAGCAAATGTAGCCTACCTATTCGCAACCTTGGCAGGTATATCTAAAGTAGGCTCATACATAGGTGACGGTACAACAGACAGTAGTAATATCATAGATTGTGGGTTCTCGGTAGGCAGTAAATTTGTATTGATTAAGCGCACTGACGAAGCAGGTGATTGGTGGTTTGTAGATACTATGAGGGGCTTTACTAAGATGCTTCAATTAAATACCACCTCAGCAGAACAAACAATTACAGCTATTGTAGCTGATAACTTAGGATTTGCAGTGACACAAGAAGCAACAGCTAACCTGAATGTAAATACAGCAACCTATATTTACTATGCTATAGCGGTATAAAGGAAAATAATAATGTATATAAACGACACAACAAAAGAAATAAAAAGTTTCAGCCAATTAAAGGCTGACAATCCTAGTATTTCATTCCCTAGAAATAAACAACCTGTGTTACTGGATATTTGGTTTTTCATTAATAAGACTCCTAAACCTGTAGCTTCTAATGCACTTAATCAAGTAGTCAAAGATACACCAGTTAAGGAAAATGGGGTATATGTAGAGACGTATAAAGAAGTGTCCATGTTTAGTGATTACACTGATGAAGAAGGTGTAGTTGTTACACAAGCGACTCAAGAAGCTGAGTATTTAGCTATTTTACTGCAAGAGGCTAAAGACGCTAAACTTTCTGAAATGAAAGAAAAACGGGATGAGTTAGTTAACAGCACAACGGAAGTAACGACTTCTTTAGCAAACACTTTCATTGTTGATGTCAATATTAGAAACCGCTCAACGATGCACCAAGCAGTAACTAATTCAGCCAATGCTGGATTAACTGATGCAGATACAGTAAATTGGAAGATGGGTGATAACACTTATCAAGTAGTTACTTACGGTGAATTAAAAGAAATTGGTATACATCTAGGAGTATTTATCAATGCTCAATTTCAGCATGAAGCAGTAAAAATAGCAGAAATAAATGCTTGCACCAATATTGATTGTATCAATGCGGTGACTTGGTAATGTTTATGAAGAATAATACACAATTGAAGATAGGAGAGTAGAAAATGGCAGATACCAGTATATCAAATTTACCAGCAGCAGCAGCCTTAACGGGTGCTGAAGAAGTAGCGATTGTTCAAAGTTCATCAACCGTTAAAACAACGACTCAAGATATCGTTGATCTTAAAGCGATGGCTACACCAGTGCCAGATTCAGTTGCATTAGATGTGGCAACATTGGTTGCAGATTATAATACTTTATTAGCATCTTTAAGAGCAGCTAACGTCATAGGAACTTAATTATGTATTTGTTAACAGAGGGTGGAGACACATTAACGACTGAAAGTGGTACAAAACTAGCAATTCACCCTTTTGCATTATGTGATTGGCCCACTGTTCAAGAAGTTAAAGATTATCTAGGTATCACCGATTTAACACAAGATCCTTTTATTCAATCTTCAATTGATGCGACCAGTGGTTCTATTGAGAATTATCTTAATCAAAAAATACCTCTACAATATAGAGTGGAGTATTATCGTAAGTCAAATTTTGATCCTGGTTTTGTTGTAAGATTACCTTTAGGATCTAATCCTGTTGAATCGGTTGTTTGTGTTTTAGGTGATGATGCTGAAATTGCTTATACTAGAGATGATAAAGGTATAGGAGGTTATTTTTATAATTATAATAAGCTCGAAGTGAGATATTATGGTGGATATTGTCCTATACCTGCTGAAATATTAGGTGTATTTTATCAAATTATGGCTATTCGTTGGTCAATGAATCCTGCAACTGGATCTTTAAGTAATGGACCGATAAAAAAGGAAGCAATACCTGGAGTTTATAGTATTGAATATTATAATACTGAAGAAAATGCAACAGGTTATAACAGAACATCTCCTATGGAATATTCTTCCACATTAGATAGGTTCAAATCAACATTTATTTAAAAGGTCAACATGGACATTAATCGGTTTTATAATGTTATTAAAGTTGCTGGCGCACAATTTACCATTACTCGACCTGCAACCGGTGATAATTTTCTTGTATGGATGGGAACACCTGGTGCCGTTAGAGAACAAGCATTAGTTAACGAAGCATCACAAGATGATTTACAAGCAATGGTATGTCGTTTAGATTTTGATGGACAATTATTTACTAAACCTGAAAATGGTGATTATTTAGTGTCAGGAACTGAACAATACGTTATTCAAAAAGTATTACCTAAGTTCGGCCCATCTCACGAATCTTGGGGATGGTTGATAGTAATTAGAGGTTAAAATGTTATACTAATTTTGTAGCTAGGGGTTGCTCCTGAAAAAGAAGATTCAATCACTTCTCTGCTACAATCCTAAACGATTGATAATTTTTGATTGGAAATTAGCGATATGAAGAAACTAACTAAAGAAGAAATAAATAAAAGAATTAATCATCGTGGTATATGGTTAGTTGGTAAGTACATTAATAGTCGAACTAAAACAGAATTTATGTGTGAGTATGGTCACAGGTGGTTTACTGATTCTAACAGTGTCAATCGTGGATGTGGATGTCCAACTTGTTCTGACACAAAACTAACTAAAGAAGAAATAAATAAAAGAATTAATCATCGTGGTATATGGTTAGTTGGTAAGTACATTAATAGTCGAACTAAAACAGAATTTATGTGCGAGCATGGTCACAGGTGGTTTACTGATTCTAGTCACATCGTTAATAAAGGTACTGGTTGCCCGACTTGTGATGTTAATAACAGAACATTGACAAAAGAAGAAATAAATAAAAGAATTAATCATCGTGGTATATGGTTAGTTGGTAAGTACATTAATAGTCAAACTAAAACAGAATTTATGTGTGAGCATGGTCACAGGTGGTTTGCTAAATTTACTGACGTTAATCAAGGTAAAGGATGTCCAACGTGTTCAACTGGTGGAGGTTTCGATCCCAATAAACCTGCTATTCTTTATTATTTAAAAATTAAAGATACCGAGATTCATAAGATAGGTATTACCAATAAAACTATAGAACAACGATGGTCAGTTGATGATAGGTTAAAATTTGATGTGGTGAAGACTTGGGATTTTGAAGAGGGTCAATATGCTTTTATAACGGAGCAAGCAATATTACGAGCATTTGTTCATGAAAAATATAAAGGTTATGATATACTATCTTCTGGTAATACTGAATTATTTAATATGAATGTTTTGCGAATAGGTTAAAATTATGCGTGAAGAACCCGTTAGTCAAATTGCATTAAGTGAAAAAGTGGGTGTGGACATATTAAAATTATTAAATGTGAGTGTTCATAATTTGATTCGGGCAACGATTACAATTGAAGTGAATACTATACTCACTGTTGATTGTCTCTATCAAGGTGAAATTAATGAAGATAGAACAGGTTTTGAAGAAATATCTAAGCGTTATGAATTAACGGTTAATGAGATAGAATATCAATTATGACTGTTGAACTTTTTGAGAATGGAAGACGAACTACTAGATTTAGTCTAACTAGGGCTGAATTAGATGATTCTGTTGATTACCATATTGCAATGGCGAAACGTGCCATAAGAGAAGAGCAAGGTAAAGGTAATTTAAGAAATCCTAATGTCTTTGTCGATAATAAAATATCACCATCAGGTAGAATTGACCACGTTAAATTTGCTGGTAGAATTACTTATGATGAAATTTTTTCATTACAAGAAGTGATGGATTACATTGATAAAAAATTAAGAGAATTTACACCACGTAAGACAGGTAATTTAGAATTTTCTCAATCTTGGTATTTTAATGGTAAGTTAACTAGAGATACACAAGTACCAGATATAGTTAAACCAGGTGATCAATTAGTAACAGCAGGTATGATCCGGTACGCTAAATATCAAGAAGCAGGTACAGTTAATAACAAAGCAAAATGGATGTATCGTAAAGCGGCAAGATCAGCAAGTCGTAGATTTGGACGAGCATTTATTATAAGTCATCATTTTATGCTAGGAGCATCGTTTAAACCTAAATATACATTTGGACTAAGACATACTGGTAGACGAAAAAATTGGCAGTACAGTCCAGCGTATTATGAAGAGCGGTGGAAAAATTCATTTCCTGCAATTAAAATAGTTCAAAAACGTAATGTTAAGTTTTATTAATGAGAGATAATAATGGCATATTCTGATTTTAAACGAGAATTTGATTTATTTATGTTAACGAATTGGACGGAAACCCCAATTTATGATTATTTAAATCGAGCAGATAACAACCCTTCATTAGGGACTGAATTTATTTCTTATTATCCATCCTATATTGGAGATAGTACTAATTCAATATCGCAAGGTCCACACTGTATTTTGACCCAAATAGGAATTACTTTTGGTATATTTGTACCAAGCATGACCGGTGTGGATCGAGCCATTCAATTGTCTGAAATATTAAAAGATTTTTTACAAGGTGAACGATTGCCTGAAAATATAGAAATTTTTGATTCGGAAGGTCCTATGTTTGGAAATAAACCAGATGATCGTTTTTCAGGAAAATTTTTTAAATCTGAATTAAACTTTGCCATCGAACATAGATATTTCAAACAATGATGACCAATTTAGAAATAACATTTTATAAACAATTAATAAGATTGTTGAAAGGTTGTTTATCGGCATTTGAGCAATATGTAAAAGCTAAAGAAAAACAAATAAATGATTCTATTGATTAAATTTAATACTTTGTTTATAATTTTAGTTCAAAAATAGGACTCTAACATATACACCATTTATTGACTCTATATGTAAAAATATCTCCTAATCATAACACTTAATAATTTATTAGGAGATATAACTATGTCCAGTGGTAATCTTATCCAGCATTCTTATCTGGAAGAAGCAACATTTGCTGAAGTTAATCCGGTTGGTGACTTTCAAGCAATCTCAAAAACCTCTGCTGCATTTACAGCAACCCCTGAAATATCAAGTAGCACTACGGTACGTTCTGATCGTAAACCTTCCGGTCAAACTGTTACTGGTTTAGATGTTAATGCCAGTATTTCAAACGAATTTTCAAGAACCGTCATTCATGATGATTTCATCGAAGCAACAATGATGGACACATGGCCTGCATTTGCAGCAGCCATTGTTCAAGATATGGCTTATGACGGTACAGCAGATACTTTAACGACTACTGGTGGTACAGATTTAACCACTGTTGTTAATGTCGGTGATACGGTTCAAATTTCTGGCCTAGTTGCTCCTGCTGATGTTTATAACGGTATTGTTTTTTATGTAACGAGTGTTACCGCTACGGTTTTAGGTGTTATCACATCTGACACGGTTGCTGATTGGGATGCAACCGCTGGTGCTGGTGCAAGTACACAGGTTTCACCTTATATCAATATTGGTTCAACTTTACGCAGTTTTTCATTTGAAAAGCAATATTTGGATATGACCAACAAAGCCATTATGTATACTGGTGAAGTGTTCAGTTCATTTAACGCTACATTTGAATATGGGTCTATTCCTACCATTGAATACAGTTTGATGGGTTCAGATAAAGATATTCTGAATGGTACACCTATTGTTCAACCAGGTGGTGCAAGAACCTTACTTGCTATTCCAAGTGAAAAATTCTTCAGTGCAGTAACTGGTATTCCTTACATCATTATAGATGGTGTAGCGGTATTATATTGTATTGAATCTTTATCAATTGGTAACGACAACGGTTTAACTAGTCGTTCATGTGTTGGCAAACGTGCTAAAACAGCATTTGACTTGGGAACAGCTAATGTAACTGTTTCAACGACTGCTCATTTTTCTGATGCTAATTTTGGATTGTTGCAGAAAATATTGGATCAAACCATTGTTCAGGTGATTTTCCCTGTAATAAATGAAGATGGATTTGGTTATAATTTAATGGTTTATTGTCAATTAAGTGGTGATGACCCTGACAGTACGGGTCAAGATGCTCAGGCTATGCTCGATTTAAGTGGTACTGGTATTCCTGATGCGACTACTGGTGAAGTAATTAGAATTTCTAAGATTGGTGAATTGCCATAACCTAATATGACTCTCTTATACTTACTTCCTGTGGAGTATAAGAGAGTCACCCTTTTTTGATTTATTGTGTTTTGTAACTTAATAATCTATAATACTTTATGTTATTTTTACGATTATTTTTATTTTTTACAAAACACAGGAAATCAACAATGCTTAATTTAAACTTACCTAGAACAGATATTGACTTAGCTATAGATGGAAAATGGTTTCAATTTACTGATGATATTTCATTTAAAGTAGCTCAAGACGGTAATCCATCCCATACCAGATCATTACAATCAAAACTTAAACAAATTCAAAAGTTGCAAGATAAAGGTGATTATGCCAGAGCGATGTATATCCACGACCAAATTACTTGTAAAAATATTTTAAAAGATTGGAAAGGTATTCGTGAAGAAGGAGTCAAAGCTGATTTACCATTTTCTGAGGAATCAGCTTTAACTATTATCACTAATCCTGCTTATAAAAGTATTAAAGAGTTTATTCAAGATTGTTCAAGAGATGAATCTGAGTTTGAAGAGGTGAAAAAGGAAATAGTAAAAAACTAATAAGCTACCTTAAATGGTCGTTTAAATATGGTGATAAATACGATTTCTTTAAAAAGTTGCATGATGAAGGTAGACCATCACCTTTTGACGAAATGCCTTTGTTGACTTTAGATGAAAGCATTTATTATAATGACTTTAATGTATTAGGAACGGAACGATTAAATAGCATGAGTGTTGGTGCTATTCCTATTACAAGCATTATTCAATATGCTCTATTAGAAAAGATCCATAATATAGAATTGTTTAAAAATGTAATTCTTGAAATGGATCGTTGTTATCTACGCCTGGTTGCTGATGATCAAAAAGCCAAACAGAAAAAATCAGCCAGTAAACCAAGAAAAAAACGATGATTAATTTAAGGTGATTTTATTATGTCTGGTAATACAAGAACGATTAGACTTGTACTTGATGCTTCAGATTTAGAACAATCAGCAAGACGAACAAACCAGTCACTAGCCGCAATAACCAATAGTTCTAATCGAACAGCCGATGCACTTACTAGAATACAAACCATAGGAGCATCCCTCGCTGTATTATCCCTCGCTGATAACTTTGCAAGAGTCGGTTTAGAACTGGCTCTAACCGCTGAAAAATTCGATCTCCTTAGTAAAAAAATGGTCACTTTAACCGGTGATACTAAATCAATGGAAAAAACAATTGCGATGGCTAATAATTTAGGTATCGCATTTGAAGATGTGGCTGGTGTATTAGGTCGTTTTTCTGTTGCTACTAAGAATGCTTTTTCAGTTGATACCATGCAAAAATGGATTTCTGGTGTTGTATTAAGTGGACGATTAGCAGGTGGGACATTAAAAGAGCTACAAGCAGGCATGCACCAATTATCTCAAGGTATGGCTAGTGCGGCTACTGGTGGTGGTCTGATGGGTGATGAATTACGTTCTGTGATGGAAAATTTACCTCTTTTAGCAAGGGCACTTCATGATGAATTTGTCGGTACAACAAAATCTTTAAAACAGTTAGGTTCAGAAGGTAAAATTACCGGTGAAGTCATGGCTAGTGCGATGGAGAAACTATATGATCGTACCAAAGATTTACCTGGTTTAACCGATACGGTTTCTGCTTCCGTTGCTCGTTTGGGTAACAATTGGTCATTAGCTCTTAATGAAATATTAGGATCATCTGATAACTTTATCACAAGATTTATTCAAAATTTATCAGATTTAACGCTTTGGCTAAAAGATAATACGGTTTATGTAAAAGATTTAGCTAATTTTGTTTTAAATTTAGGAATAGCATTTGCATCATTAAAACTTGCAAGTCTTATTTTAGCAGTTGCAAATTTTACCGGTAACTTATTCGGAGTAGGAAGTGCCACAGCATTTGTTAATACTCAATTAGCGGTTATGACGGGATTTTTCTCCCGTTTAACAACAGGTATATTACTGTCTACTCAAGGATTAGCTGTCTGGACACGTAGTCAATATGTTGCAGGGGTTGCCAGTGCCCAATTATCAGTAGCATTAGGCGGTTCAACGGTAGCTGCTTGGTTATATGTTAAAGCACTTCAAGCAGCATCATGGGCAACAAGAGCATTAGCTTTTGCTATGCGTTTTTTATTAGGACCTTGGGGATTATTGTTAACTACTATTGGTTTAGTCGTAGGGAGTTTTTACACCTATACTTCTGGTGTAGAAGACGCTAGAAGAGAAAGTGAATTGGCTGCTGAAACTGGTAGTTTGTTGGCAAAACAAAAAGAAGAAGAAAGAATAAAAACAGAAGAAGCGAACAAGGTACTTGCAGAAGAATTAAGATTAAGACAACATTTATCCCGTATTGAAGCACCAGCTAGACGTGAAGAAGCAAAATCAAATATTAGCAATCTTATTGTTGAACAAACTAAAAGATTAACTGAAGCACAAAAACAGTTAACTTTAGAACAAGATAAAAGTATTGCACAAGGTAAGATAATTTATGATATTGTTCTTAAAAGTTCAGGTTCAGTTGAAAAAGCCACAACCGCATTAAATAAATTTAAAAAATCAAATGAAGAAACTAATCCAGTTTTAATCGAAGCTAAGAAAAAAGTAAACGCATTTGAAGAAGCAATCAAAGCATTGCAAAAAGCTTTTGATTTAATTAAACCACCCTCTAATGTTTATGAAGTACCAGGATTGAAAGAAGCAACAAAAACATATTCTGAAAATATGCAAATGTTGTCTAAAATGCAGCTTACTAAAGCTGAAATGACTAAAGGTGCTGCTGCTCAAGAGAAAGAATATACCAAAGCGTTATTAGACGCTAAAAATGAATTATTAGGTATTACCACATCTACTGAAAAATTAACACAAGCGGAAAAAGATCATAAAAGATTAATGTCAGATCTGGATAAAGGAATGGATCCGATGATTGATAAAGCACGTAAACTTACAAAACTTTATGTGGATTACATATTAGGTACAAGTAAGTTGAAAGTGACCTTGGAACAATATACTAAAGGAATGGGGATTTATACTCAAAAATCTAAAGCTTTTAAAAAAGCTACTGCTGATAATGAAAAACAAATAAAAAAAGCAGCAAAATCTTTAGAAAAATACACGGATAATTTGAGTGACTTTAATAAAGAATCTAATCGGATGAAAAATTCAGATGTTATTGGTCCTGACTTTTCATCGGCTGAAGATTTTATGACAGATAGTATTAAAGATTATATTAAAGATTTGAATAAAGGAGTCATATCTGAAACAGAATATGCTCAACGTATTATAGAAACTAACCAAGCATTTTTAGATCGTAAAGATATATTAAGCGATAACTATATTGAGAATTTAAAAGAACAATATGATAGTACAATTGGTGCTCAGAAAAGATTTGCCAATGGAATAGCAGAGATTAGTTTTTTGATGGATAAACAAGCTATTTCTGCTATTTTAGCTGCAAAGTCTATGATGAAGTTAACTCAAGAATATAAAAGTGTAGGTCGAGCACAAGAGAAAACAAACTTCACCAAAGGTTTAGATAGTGATTTAAAACGTGTTGTTTCAGGTATGTTTGATGTTAAAAATGCTTTTGAAGATATCGCTACATTAGAAGCAACCTATTCTGCACAAACTAATAAAACTGATGCTGATAAATTTGAATATCAGCAAAAGCAACTTGATATGTATGGGAATTTAGCCGGTGCAGCATCAAAAATGTTTAAGGAAGGAAGTGATGGTGCTAAGGCAGCAATGATAGCTGAACAAGCATTTGCAATAGCTAAAGGTATAACAGCCATCATGAATCAAGGAATGGGTGATCCTTATACAGCTATTCCTAGAATGATAGCAATGGCAGCAATGGTTGCAAGTTTCGTAGGAGATGTGGGTGATTTAGGTGGAAGCGGAGCATCTACTGGATTATCTTCAAATGTAAACACATCAACGAACGCAAGTAACACCAGTACTGTATTAGGTGATGCAAGTGCTAAAAGTGAGTCTCTTAGTAATTCTTTAGAAACATTAGAAGAATATGCTAAACCTGAATTTGAACTAATGTCTCAAATGACCGCTAGTTTGATATCCATTGATGGTAAGTTAGGTGGCGTTGCATCGATATTAATGCGTCAAGGTGGGTTTGCTTTTGGTGAAGGATTTGAAGAGCAATTACCTGAATTAACAGGTATGGCAAAAATTTTTACCATACTTGAAGATGTACCTGTATTAGGGGGTATTACTAATTTCATAGCTGGTGGATTATTTGGTAAAACCAAAAAAGAAATGATTGATTATGGTATTAAATTCAATAAACAATTATTAGATTCAGCTATATCCGGTGTGGATGCAGTTTCATTTCAGACTGTTGAAGAAACAACAAAAAGTTGGTTTAGTTCATCATCAGATGTTGAAGATAATTTTAGTGATGTGTCTGATGAAGTAGCTAATCAATTTTCATTAGTTTTTGGTGAGATAGGAAGTGTAATTACTGATTCATTAGTTGGACTTGGAGCAGAGCTAGGCATTGTTGAAGGGTTATTAAGTGATGTCATCTTAGAGGAAATGAAGATATCTTTTGTTGGTAAAACAGGGGATGAGATACAAGAAGAATTATCCAATTTCTTTAGCGCACAAGCTGATATGATAGTAAATAGCGTTGCAGGATCATTTATAGTACCTTTCCAAAAAATAGGTGAAGGATTATTTGAAACATTAGTTAGAGTGTCCAGAGATGTTCAAGTTTCTGATTATTATGTTTCTAAACTAGGTCAGCGATTTGAAGATGTTACTATAAAATTCACCGATGTTGTAAATAAACAAGGAGATGTGGGTGCTGAAATTATTAAGCAGACCATTATTAATGCTGAAGAACTTGTAGGCGGTATGGGTGATGGTGTTCTCGACATAATGAGGACATTAACAGGTAGTGCAGAAGATATATATAATGCTTATAGAACGATGGAAGATGTCCGTTTACAAATTAATGCGCTAGGAAGTGGGACACTAACATCTTCTACATTATTTGGTGCAGGTGGATTAGATAATCTACAAGGATCGTTGGATGGTATTATCGGTTTATTAGGTGAAGGCAAACAATTTCAAATAGCCACTGACAGAGCCACAAAAGCATTTGAAGCATTAGGATTTACTTTACCTAGTACTGCTCAAGGATTTTTAAATCTATTAGCAAGTATAGATACTGTTGATGAAGAAGGTCAAAAATTATGGGGACAGGTAGCAGCATTAGAAGGTGTATTTACAGATTTCATATCAGCACAAGACGCCTATAAACAAACCATCACCGATGAGAGAGATTTAAAGGAAGAATTAACCGCTTCAATGATTGATGAATTTGTTAAACTACAAGATGCTAAAGACAGATTATTAGGTGTTGAAGATTATGAAAAAGCTCTTAGAGTAATTGATAATTTAGGTGGACAATTCGGTAGAACTGCTGAAGATGTGGTGAAATATATTGATTCAGTTAATTTAAGGCGTCAAGCAGATATTGACCATATACAGTCAATTTATGAATTGACTGATGCTATTGTTTTCATGAGAGATCATTTTGGAAAAATCAAAGAATCAATACAGGATTTAGTAAACTCAAACTTAACCCCATTAGAAAAAGCATCCAATACAATTGATAATTTGTCAGAAAAATATGATATAGATTTGTCATTATTTGATGTAGATGCTTTGCAGGAATATGCTAAATCATTAGATGAAACTGATCCTACATTACTAGTTTTAATTGATGATTTAAAATTATTAAATGACGCATATAAAGATCAAGATGATGCTATTAAGGAAAATTTAGAAGCTATTGAAGAGTTTAATACTTCCATTGAAAAATTATTTAATTCTTTATACGATAATTCTGATCTTGAAACATCAATTAGAGAAATTCAAGAAGTATATAATGAGTTTGGTGTACTTGCTGATCATACCAGTTACACTACAAAAGATTTAGCCAAATACATAAAGACATTAGATGGTTCTGATGAAGCTACAAGAGATGCTTTGCCTTCGTTGCAAAAATTAGGTAGTGCAATGATCAGATTGAAAGATATCATTAAATCATTGCAATCAGAGTTAGATTCATTAAAAGCTGATTTATTTCCAACAGGTGATGAGGCTCGTTTGGAATTTTTAAGAGAGCAACGTGAGTTAATGCTATTTAATGCTGATTTAGCCGGTGAAGCTCTTTTAACTGATTTAGAAAGATATCAAGCAGCCATTGATGCTAATAAAACAATTATGGATCTGTTGGATGAGTTAAAAATATCCGATCTTAAAAATCAATCTCCTTTAGAACAAATGCAAGCTGCTGGAAAATTATTCAACGAAAGTGTCGCATTAGGTGATGTTGATAAAGCAGCAGGATATGCTAAAGATTACTTAGATTTTTCTCAAAAATTTTATGCGTCCACACAACAATATTCTTCAATCTTTGATGATGTAACGTCAAAATTAGAAAGTATGATTGTTGATCCTAGTTCAATTCTTACTGAAGATCCTAAAGATATTGATTCTGAATTTAAAGGTTGGTCGATAACTGATATTGATTATCAAATTAAGTTGTTAGAAGATTCAATTTCAGCACAAGAAGAGATAAATAAGAATCAACTTAATTCTGAAAAATTAGCTAATGTTCTTGTTGATTCATCTTTGGCAAAAGATGTATCAATTTTAGAACTCGCTGCATCTAATGATATTGATTTAGTTAAATTGACTGAAAATTTAAATAATGGTGATGATGCTTTAGTTAAAATATTACTAGAGATTGCCGGTGATAATTTATGGTCTACAAACAAATTAGCGCACGTTATAGGAACTTCTAATGAAGTGGTTACTGATTACCTTAAAAATGAATTAGGGTTCACTATGGACGATATAAACGCTTGGAATGAAGCTGTCGCTCAAGAGAATCAATTAGGAAATAGAATATTATCTAATATTGACGGAACATTAAATAATATTGAATCAGAAGCATCCAGACAAGCAGTTGATTTAGGTTATGGTGGACAATATTCTGATAATCAATTACTTCATTTTATTGCTGAACGTAATAATTTAATGTTAACTGAATTGATAGGTATAAGAACTGATTCATCTACCTCAATTAATGGTTATGGTGGGCAATTCACTGATAATCAAATGCTTCAATTTATCGGTGAAAATATTTTTAATTTGTTACAGGAAACAATAGCAATTAGAGCAGACGGAGCATTAAGAAACGAAGGTATTTGGTTAATGTTGCAAAATTCAAGAGCGTTAAATACTGGATTAAATGTTCCTTCTTATTTGAACGGTACAGATTTTGTTCCTGAAAATCAATACGCTTACCTGCATCAAGGTGAGATGGTTATTGACCCTAGTACTTCACAACAATTAAGACAATACGGTATATCTGGTACACCAGTTCAAGATAATGATGAAATCATTGAAGAATTAAGGCAATTGAGAGAAGAAGTATCAAATTTAAGACAGATTAACTCATTTGGATTTAAAGAAACCATCGAGCATCAAAAAAGACAAGCTGATGCTCAAGAAGATGTTGTTAATATGGAGCGTTTAAAGTGAGTGTTCAAAGAGAGCAACTTCAAATTGCTCTACAAATAACGGGTGTATCATTTGATACAGGATTGGAATCTACATTTTATTTTTCTAACTCAGGATTTACAGCTTTTATTGCAGGTGATACAGAAGAAAGATTTTATGAGCCTTTACTTAAAGATTCAATATTATTACAAAGAAAATTAGGTAATACGAATGATAGTATGAATGTTCGTTTGATAAATAAAGATCAAAACTATTTAAACGACTATTTATTTCATGATCGTAGTATGAAAATATATGTTAAATCTAATTTCGCTCCGTCATCTAATGTATGGTATCCGTTATTTATAGGTGAGTGCGATACATTATTAGTAAAAAGAAAAACAGTTGAAATTAAAGCTAAATCTCATTTTGATGTGCTGACTAAAGTTATTAATCCTGAAGTATTTACCGGTGTTCCGGCTAATTTCGAGGGCGAAATAGAACTAAAAGATAAAACTAAACCAAGATTATTTGGTGATGTATTTAATATTACGCCTGTACTTTTAAAATCTAATACGTTGGTTTATGGTTGTAATTGGGATTACGCTGGTGCAAGAGCCGCAGTTGCTAGTATTGATGCTGTCAAAGATGGAGGTGGAGCATTAACATTTACAGCAGATTATGCTACTACTGCTTTAATGGATGCCGCTACTGCTCCTATATCAGGTAATTATCATACTTGTTTAGCTGAAGGTACTATTAAGTTAGGTTCAAAACCTGTATACGATATTACAATTGATGTAAAGCAGGTAACAAAAACTGTTACTGATTTTGTAAATTTTCTTGTTTCAGAATTATCATTGAATGGTTCAGTGATTCATTTTGCACCTAGTTATACTTTTGGACTTTATCAAACATCATCCACTACTTATGTAAAATTATTTAAATCAATCATTGATAATTTAGATGTTATTTACTGGTTTGATGCAGTAGGTGATCTAAATGTGAATACTGTGAGAGGATATGAACTTAATACACCTTTAGTTAGATTTTTAGATGCGGGGCAAGATTTTATTGATAATACAGATATTATCGCTTTTAAAGTTGAAAAGGTAGAATATGAATTTCCACCTAAACAAATAAATTTAGGTTATCAAAAAAATTACACCATTCAAAATACTGGTGATTTAAGTGGTTTAGTTAATGTAAAAGATATAGAAGTTTATAAGAATGAATACTTAAAAACTTCTGCTCTTTTAACATGTAATGTGGCATTGTATAATGATTTAGAAACAGTTGATATTGATAGTAATATTCGTTATTCTGCTGATGCTGTTACAGAAACAGCGGCATGGTTAGCACATAGGAATCAAATAAATGATATTTTTGAAGTAACTTGTCCAATCTTAGCATCTAACACAGGTATAGTATTGGGTGTAATGACTAATAATTGTACCGGTGTAAGAATATCAAGTACAACTGTATTGATATCAGATACCAATTATTTGATAAGTAATAATGATAGTACTTGTGACCAACATGATGCTTTAGATTTAGGTGATACAGTAACTATAAACAGTGAATATTTTGAAATAGATGATGATAAATTTGTTGTGATTGGTATTAATGTTAATACTAAGAGAATGTTAGTGACATATAAGTTATTAGGTTTTAGACCTATAACCGCTTGTCCTTAAATATAGGTAATTAATGTGGGTAATTTTGTATTAGGTTATAGTGATTCAAGTATCACAGCAACATATTCAGGTGGTGTATGGAGAAATAATCTTGATACAACCATGTTAAATAGAAAACTACTTACCGCAGCAGCCAAGACATTAGATTTGACTGAATTAGCTTTGGACATAACACTAACTGATCTTAAAGATGTTCAAGTATTAGGTATCTGCAATCACAATATAACCACTTTAGGTTCTTATCAGTGGGAGTGTTTTAGTGATGCTGGAAGAACAGTAAGTGTTTATGATAGTGGTGTAATTACACCCTATACCTATGATGGTTCAATCCTGCATCAAACAACATGTGACACAATAGACACGGCTGTAACTGATCCCTATTGGCGGTTAACCATTAATGATACTAATTCAGATGGATTCATTAAAATAGGACGTTTGTTTATCGGTAGACGATTTATCACTGTTGATAATATGAATTACGGATTGAAACATGATATGGACACATCAAATACTATTATTGAAAAAAGTACTGTAGGTATTGAATCGGTGATCCAGAATGTTAGATTACGTGGTGCAATATTTACAAACAAACATGTATCATACGCTCTTGGTGAAAGTTATTATAAAATGCAGTTGGAATTAGGTATTGCTGAAAGTATATTATATGAGTTTGATCCAGATGATAAAGCTAATGGTATCCACACATTTCTTGGAAGAAATAAAGTAATAAATCCGTTGGATTATCCTTTATTTAATCTTAATGATATTGGTTTTGCTTTAACGGAGGTCGTTTAAAATGCCACTTATACCTATTACTGTAGGAATACCTGATGATCCTGGAGCAGATACATTATGGACTACAGGAAATACTTGCAATACCAATTTTACTTATTTAGATAATAGAATAAATAATGAGATTAGAGGTAAGGTTTGGGATGTAGGAAAAACTTACGCTGTCGGTGATATTGCAACAGAAGGAACTTCTGTATATGTTTGTATTCAAATAAGTACAGGCGACACACCGTCCACAAGTCCTCTTTATTGGTCAGAGATTAGTGGTGGATCTGGTATACAGGATAATTTATCTGCATCAGCATCGCCTATTACTACAGATGATTCATCAAGTGGATATAGCGTAGGAAGTGTTTGGATAGATACTACTGCAAATAACAGTTTTATTTGTGTTGATGCAAATGTTAGATTAGCGGTATGGAAACAAACTAATAATTTACCTAATGTTGTGACCACTACGGATCCTGATGCGTCTGATGATTCTTATGATGTAGGTACAACTTGGGTTAATACTACCGCAGACACAGCATTTATATGTGTTGATAATACCGCTGCTACCGCTGTTTGGGTAGAGATAACTGGTGGTGGAGATGGTGGTGGTTTAGTTGTAGAAGAAGGTATTGATAATAAAAAAATTATAGTTGCTGATGATTCTGGAACAACATACGATTGGAGAGGAACGGTATCAGATGAAGCATCAGGTGTTGATGCTAACTTTGTAGATGCTACTTTTGCAAGAGTTACAACAGACGATTACAAATGGACCAGAAGATTAAAAAGACATACCATTGAAAAATATTTGGAAGGTTTTGAGGTATTAGGTGGGACTCCAGCCACTATAGAAGTTAATGTAACAGGTAATGATATTTTCAGCAGTATAACGGGTGGAGTAACTTATAATCTAGATACCAGTGCTATGCCAAATAGTACCACAGCTGCTTACATTCATATAATATATTCTGGTACTGCTGTTTGGCCTGGTATCACCTATGGTACAGGTTGGAACTCAACAGGAGGACAGTCTTTATTGGTATCAGATCAATTAAGAAATTATCCTTTTGAATTAACACCTTTAGACGGTATTCATATTATTACCTATTATATAACAAAAGATAATACTGGTAGTGTGAAGAGTTATGGTAACGTCATAGGTTCCAATTATACTACGCTTTAGGAGATATTAATGTACGTTAAAGTAGAAAATGGGGTTATAACAGGTGATCCAGTTAAAAGACCAAAATTATCATTGGCTTATTTAGGAATACCACCTTTAACAAAGTATTTAGCAGAAGGCTGGTATCCTGTTGTAAATAACACATACCCTAACTTTAACTCTGAAATACATGAATACGGTGCAGTATCTTATGTTATTCAAGGTCAAGAAGTATTAAAAAGTTTTGAGATACTAGATAAAGATTTATCTGTAGTTAAAGATGCTTTTCTAAAAGAGATTGACGATGCTTGTGGTTTTGCCAGACAAAAATATATTACTACCACGCCAGGTCAAGAATTAGTTTATGCTGATAAAATGCAGCAAGCACAAGAGTGTTTATTAGATGAAACAAGGACAGTTGAGAAATATCCTTTAGTTGCTGCTGGCATTGGAGTTAATGATGGAGTAATTGATTTATTAACCGCAGCAAATGAAATAATTACTATTGCAACTTCCTGGAGAGGTGTAGCTGGAACTATAGAAAATTTAAGATTGAGTACTAAAAAGAACATATCAGACTCTTTAAATGTTAAAGAAGCATTGGTATTGATAGAGGAGTTCAGAAATGCACCACTTTAAACTACTAAATTTTTTAACAGATGAATATAAAACCCCTACTGGACCATTAGACCCTCCATTATCTTGTAATTTATCTACTACTAGACTTGGGTTTTGGTATTTTACAAGTGGTATTGAAGCTGCTGCTCTAACTGATGAAGATAATGCTCTTACACTTACTGCTGTAGGAACACCTTTATACGGACAAACTGGACCTAATAGCTCAAATGGTTCTGTCAAACTAGGTGATGGCTCTTATTTAACTGCAAATAATTTAGGCACTCTGCAGGCAAAACTAACTGAAAGAATGATTATTGATTTTTGGTTTTATTCTTCTAATCCAGATATAGATTTAATTTCTAATAGGCATCCAGCGGCAGATATAGCAGCTTATAGATTTGGAAGTTATAGCCTTGGCCCTTCAGGGGTTTCACAATCAATAATATGCTTTAATAATAGCTTAGAAACTAGCGGTACAGGCTTCTCGAATTTTATAGGCATAAGCGATACTGGAAATCATTTAGTATGGTATGTAAATGGACCAAATACTGTGTATGGTTCATTGCATTATACTGAAGCTGTATTAGAGAATAATACATGGCATCATATAATGTTAGATTTTAGTTCTCAGGGGCAAGGCTTGTATTTTGATGGAAAGTTACAAAAATCAAGATCACAAGATGCTGGAGATAGTGATGCAAGCCCTTCAGATGGAAAAATAACTGATTATCCTGATACTAGATTTGATACTGTTACTATTGGTGCAGCAACTTTAACCAGTAATAATACTCCCTACCCTAAAAGTGTTATAAAAAATGTATATAATTCATTTTATATCAGTAGATTAAGGTTTAGTGCAGCTCCAACTGATGATGATAATAGTTTATTAGTAAATTTATGTGTGTTAAAGGAAAGATTAGAATTATTAAATGTAACTAAAACTGACTATGATAGTGTAGTATTAGACGATCAACCTTGTTATTATAATAAATTAAATGGTATTGATGGTAAGCAAGATGGTTTTGATTTAGCAGGTAATAATACACATATTTATACATCAATATTAGATGATAACTTAGGCGATCAAGCTTTTGAACCTAACGGTAATGGTTTAAAGTGTGCTAGTACACATTATGCTTATACAGGAAAACCACAAAACTATGAAGCTTCAAGTTATAACTTAGTTAAAACTGCACAACTAGCTACTATAGAATTTTGGTACAAAGGTGCAGGTACAGCAGATGCAGTTATATTTGAAAAAAATGATAGTGTTATTGATGGTGAAAATAGTGTTGCTGTATTAAGCACAGGTCATGTTTCAGTCAGCACAAAACAGAACTTTCTTAACTATAGACATCATGCGGTATCAACAACTAATCCTTGTGTATTAGACAGTAGTACTTGGAATCATGTTGTTATTAGATCAGATGATATTGATAGTGACTTTACTATCACTATTAATGATGTTGCTTGTGCTGTTACTTTTACTAATACTATTGGTGGCCCGTATAACGGGGTAAGCTTAAAATTTACAGAGACTAAGAATCTATATATTGGTTATGGGATGTATGCTCTTGCTAATACTAATCTAACTACTGTATTATCAGGGTGTGAAGGCTCTATTAAAAACTTAGCGTTTTATGGGGTAGATCATAGGTTAACAGATGCTAGGATAACTACACACTATAATGCTGTAGAGTTAGAAGAATATGATAATACTATAACTACAAATAATAGTTATGAAACTTGGGATTCATCTTTTGATCTTAATACAGGTGCATATTATAATTCAAATAGAGTAGCAACTGGTGGTTCTAATTTAGAATGGTTTAAAACTTCTCATGGTTATAGTTCTGGTAAAAGATACTTTGAATTTGTAGTAACTACAAGAGGTGATTCAGCACTATGGTTCGATGTTCATTTGGCTATAGCTTCTGATAGAGTTTTTGATCCTGGTTCTAATCAATATAATTTTAACTTTAATAATTACTCTACAACTTATGCTTCTAACGGTAATAGTGGTTGGGGGTTAACAAATACAAGAATTAATTCAACATATTTTTATAGTAGAAATACTGAACCTCTTCAAGGGTTTGTATTTACTGCATCATTAGGGAAGATATATCCTTGGGCTGTTCTAAGCAATAATCAAGAAGTTATTATTGGTGTTGCTTTAGATATGGTAAAAAGAAAGGTAACTTACTTTGTAAATGGAGATATGGTATTTTCTTTACCTGTGCCTTTGAGTACATATTACATTTATATGAATAAAACATATGGTGCGCACAAATTAATTATACCAAAAAAATTACAAAACTATCCACAAATATTAAAAAACCCAAAAACTGTAATTGGTGAACAAAATGAATATAATGATTACGATATTTGGGGAGATGAAACACAAGATAATCATAGTGATACAATAGTATTACCAAGTACTATGCAGAATTATATTTTAAGATTTACAAAACCAATAAAATATTTCCCATTAGACGTAGACACAAGAGATATTTCTACATTTGGTGATTATTCTCATCCAAATATGACTACTATAGGAACACCTTCTTTTGAAAATTTAGCTCAAGTTAGAGATGCATTAGGTAGTGCCTTGTTAGATGGTTCTAGTGGCTTTTCTTTTCCTAGTGACTTTTTAGTTGGGAAAGAATATCGTGAATCTGATTTTACTATAATGATTGTATTGACTTTCATTAATGCACCTAAGACAACATCAATGACAGCTTTAGATGTTGAAAATCTAACAACAGCTTTTTCTGCTTCGTATTCTGCAGGGTCTCAATTTGGTACTCCTTTTGGGTATATAAGTGGAACAGGTATTGTAAATAATAAGTATGGTATAGCGCACGGTGATACGATTATAGTTTTTAAAACTAAGGCTGGATGGTATTATTTTTCAGATCACTATTCCCCAGAATGTTTAATTGATATAGGGTCAAGAAGTGGGCATTCATTAACAGGAACACATACATCGGCACCTATTTATATCGGTATTAAAAATGACAGTACTTTAGGTGTATTTGGGCATGTGTCTAATGTTGTTGTATGGGATAGAGAGTTGAGCAGTCCTGAAATGGATGAAATATACTATCGTGGAAGGCATTATTCAACATATTCAACTTACTATGATAAAATATGTCGACAGTTAGGTGTAAAAGTATTTTATAAATTTGATGAAGAAAATAATAGAATATTTGATCAAACATTAACTAATAAGCATATGCTAGCTATGAGTTCTTCTCAACATAGAATAGCAAATAGGTATAATGGAACAAACGAAACTACATTTCCAACTTTTGCTACTAGCTTGTTAGGTGCTTCAACAGATCCATCAGGAAAATCTTTGGTATTAGACGGTACTGGATTTGGTGCATTAAGTCCAGTAGGAATATCAGGTCTTTTAGGGTTTGAGTATAAGTTCATTAATTATTTAAAGTATCGTACAGGAACTTTTAGTTGCTTTGTTAAATTTGATACAGTAACAGGACATCAATCTATTTTTGTAGACGGTAGTAAAGCAGCAGGAATAGAAGTATGTTTATATGATGGATCTATAGGTTTTTATGCGACATTCGCAAGTTTACCAGTTGCTATTATAGATAGCCCTGCATTAGCAGTTGTAGATACTGTCTATCATATTGTAGCTAGTTATGATAGTGCAACAGCTGGGGTCACTTATAGATTATGGATTGATAGTGTATTAATAGGTGAGCAAACAACAGCAACAAATCCTCCAGGAGCTTTATCAAGTTATGGGCACTTTGTTGGGATGTCTAGCCTAGACAGTCCTGCAGCACTTGCTTTAGGTTTACCAGTTTTAGTTGCTGATTCATTTTTAATAGGAGCTGTAGATGAAGTTGCTTTATTTAATGGACTATTTGAACAAACTGATGTTGATTCTTTATATGCAGCAAGACTATTAGATTTATCAGATGTAAATGATGGATTGCTTTACCATTGGAAGCTAGAAGAACCGACACTATCAACTGAAGCGATTGATAGTGCTACTGGTACACCTTTAACATTAACTAGTATAACTACTTTTGAGGTAGATCCGGGTCACGGTAGTGAGTATGATTTAAAAGGCTACCTTCAAGGGTTATCCTCAACAATGGTTGGAACATTACCATCAACATTACCAACAGGAAGTTTTAGTGTTTATGGGGTTATTAGTAGAGTAAATCAAAACATCATTAGAGTGGGTACTTTATTTGTTATCAGAGTTTCAGGAGGATTCTTTGAAATTAGTGATGGGACAACTACCACTACTTGTACGTTAGCAGATCCAACATTATTATCATCATTATTTTTCTGTATTACTTATGACACAACTGATGTTACTTTCTATATTAATGGACAAACAGAAACAATTTCTGTAAGTTTCAATACAGTAACAGCAGGTACAGCTATTACTTTAGGGGATTCTGTAGTTAGTACAATCTCTGATATAGCCATAACTCAAGCGGTATTAACATCTGCTGAAGTAGATGTGTTATATGAAAAATATACCTCTCCGGGAATGTATAAGATGTTAGAAGTTCCAGTTACTTATTCTGGAGAAAGTGTAATACCAACAAACGCAAATACAAGGATACCTGCGTATAGATATTTTAATACAGCAGACGCTTATATAGAAGTTAAAATAATAACTTTAGTTGGAAATGTATCTTTAGGTTTTACTAATGATCCATTAAAAAATCTAACAAATAGTATAGGTTCAAATACTAATGAATTTGGATTAAGATCAGATGGAGATTTTTATGATGAAGGTATAACTTCTACTGGGTTTTCTTTTGTAGCAGGAGATACTGTCGCTATATATATTGAAGCTACACAAATAACTTGGTATAAGAAACCATCTGGACTTTCTTGGGAGACAGGAATAACAAAGGCAACTACTAATAATTTTCACTTTCTAACTCATTTTAGTAATGCTGATGACGAGATTGAAGTTTTACTAACAAAAATAAATATGATAGGTGTTTAAAGCTATGGGTTCAATAGTAGGATCTGGAAATACTTGGTTTAATACTGAACTTTCATCAAGTTTATCGCAAACTTGCACTTCAGATATGAATCCAGATTATTTATGGAAATTAGATGAATTATCTGGAACAGCTGTAATAGACGCAATGGGAAACCAATCTGGAGTATACAATAATGGTGTTTTGTTAGGACAATTGAGTCCTCATAAAGATCAAGGTACTTCGGTATGCTTTGAAAACTCTGATCAAAATATTAGTATTGGATTAAATACTGATAATTTATTATCAGTATTTGGTTTTAGTATTTCTATGTGGGCAAAACTGCCTACTAGAGATTCAACAGACTTGTCCTTATTTGACCAATATGAAAGTGGTGTTGGAGGGGTATACTTAAAGATTATATCTGGTGATATATTACAACTTGCAAGATTAGCAGATTTAGGACTACAATCAATACAGACTACAGACTATCCTAAGGATACATGGTTTCATATAGCTGTTATAGTTAAAAGTGACGAATTAAGGCTTTATATAAATAAAGTTTTAAAAATTAGTAGTTTTCCTCCTCCATCAGTTCCTCTGTGGGCAACTTCCGTTGGACTTACTTTAGGAGGAGGTATAACTGACGGATATTTAGATAATATAGCGATTTGGCAGAGTAAAATATTTACTCAAGCTAATATAGATCAATTATATAATTATGGATTAGGTACTTGTACACCTTCTGGAAGTGTACCTTTATCTGACGATTTAGATTATTCAGGGTTATTAACAAGCCTTGGACCTGTAGCCTATTGGAGATTAGGAGAACCTTCAGGTGTAGTTGCTGTAGATGAAATGGGATTGTATAACGGAACATATACTGGATCACCTATTTTAGGGGCTACTTCATTAATCCAAGGAAGTTCTGATACGTGTGTGACTTTTGTACCAAATGACTATATGACAGTAGATACCACTCTTCCTACATTTACAGGAGAGTATACTTATACAGCAACAATTAAAGTAAATGCCAATGTATTAGGTTGTATTTCAGTTCTTAATCAAACAACTGGTTTACGGTTTTATAATTATTCTGGAAAACTACAGTTATATGCAGGAACCTGGAGAAACACTGACTTCTTATTAGAGGTAGGCGTTACATATCATCTTGTATTAGTAATGGATACCGCTAACACATATGTCTATGTAAATGGTGAACTAGTTTATACCTATGTTAGTGATAGAAGGAATTGTGAATTTTACAGAATTGGCGCAACAAGTACGGGTTCTGACGCTTTTAATGGGGATGTAGATGAAGTTGCAATATTTCAAGGAGCTTTCCCTTCTGATACAGTAACATTAATGCATTATTTAATGTCTCCTGCTATTCCTGCAAGTACTGATGATTATTCAGCAGCAGTATATGCTTTGAATCCAGTTGCTTATTGGCAGCTTAATGATCAGAGCGGGGATTTAGCTATAGATAATATGCAAGGGGGTCATAACGGTAAATATAATGGAACACCGTCATATGAGAAATTACCGATGTTTGATACTACTAGAACCTCTGTAACTTTTAAGACAGGAACTATAAGTACAAATGTACGGATGGGTGATGATTATTCAATATCTTTCTTTTTAAGACATCATGTTATTGATGTTAATTACGACAGCTATTTTGCAGCAACTATATCTGTTGGGTTAAGGTCAGTAAATGGGATATTAGAGATGGGAAGTGGTGGTGGAGGTTTTACACCTGCAAATATACCATTAACTACAGGACCAGTTTATCATATAGTAGTGACCAAAACCGGTGGATTTTCTAAATTATATATTGACGGAGTTTATATAGGCGTTACAACAACCTCATATACAACACCACAGTTATACCATTATATAGGGGGAGACTCTACCGCAGGAGAAATGTTAGATGGTAGAATGCAGGATATGGCTATATTCGACTATGAATTAAGTGCAGTTGAAATAACCACTTTATATGGTCAAGCAGGTGTTTATACACCACCCGTACCTGTTATTACAGAACCTGTAGTTGAGCCTGGATTCGATCCTTTGGTAACGGGCAGTAATATTACTTTAACTAATAGTGACTTGACAGCAAATAGAACAGCTAATGGTTGGCAAACAGCCTTTGCAGCTTGCTCTATTTTACCTTATCAAAAATCTTATTTTGAAATAGTGATTGATGATATATCTGGAGGATATTGGCATATTCAAGGTATTAGTGTTCGTGATCCTTTATTATTTGCATCAAATAATATAGGAGCAATCGCACAAGGAATAGGGTATGATGCCGAGAATGCTAGTGTATATTCTAGTGGATCCGCAGTAGGTGTAGGCACATCAAGAAACCTTGCAGTTAATGATATTTTAGGAATGTCTATTGATTATAATCTAGGCAGATTAATATTTTATTGGAACGGTAATTTTCAAGCTGCTGTAGATTGTCAAGAAGATATTTCTAATAACAGAGTATATAGTGATGCTACTTTTACCACTTTTGTAGGTAATTGTGGTGCTAAATGTGGTCCATTTGTTAATCCAGCGGTTCCAGGATACTCTCCGTACTATAATCTTTCAGGAGGCACAATTAAGACTATTAATTCAACACTTACATACTTACCCGTAGGTTATCAGGGTGCAGGTATGATTTATTAAAGATGACAAATAGTAAGACAAGGTTAGGAGAAATAAAATGAATAATAGAGACGCATTTGTATTAAATAATGAGAAAGAGATAGAACAAGAGATCCAAGATAAAGGATTGACTGCTCCCAGGTTAACACCTGAATCAATTGATGCTGCTATTAAAGATAGTGCTTTCCATATCTTTGATGGATCACAATTAACTGTTTGTTGTTTGACATTACAAAATGGATTTACTGTTACCGGTGAATCTGCTTGTGCAAGTCCTGAAAATTTTAATAAAGAGATAGGTGAAAAGATTGCTTATCGAAATGCCAGAGATAAAATATGGGCATTAGAAGGTTACTTACTTAAAGATAAGATGAGCGATGTTTAATTTCTTTTTGGGAGTAATTGTTACTATTGTTGTGGTGATACTTTCGGTTCTTCTTTATCCTATTTTTAATATGGATAAGTTTATGAGGTAGTCTGATAATGGAATTTTTTGGGTAGGGTTTGTTGTCGGTGTGGCAACTTTTCCATTATTATTGTTGACTGCTTCATTAGTGTTTGATGTGGACATATGTGTTGATCGTAAAAAAAATGATAAAGGTGAAAAATAGTGCCTGAAATAAATGATTACCGTGCAGACATTGATGAATTTAAAGCCTTAAAAATTGAAGTGATGAATTTACAGAGTGAATTGATACAACTTAAAGGTGATGTTGAATCACAATCTAGTGATTTTAGTCGATTTGTTAGAGATGTGTCCCCTGTGATTCGTTATATTAAAAATATTTTTAGAATCAGCCATGATGGGTGATAGAATTAAAAAAATATTACCCTTTGATAGCACATTTGAGAATGTATTATTTTGTATCCTTTATGTCACTTTGTTACCTGTAATGAATGTGTTAGCTGTAATTATAAGTTATATGAATGAGAACAGTATAAGGAAAACAATGGGTATTACATGGAAAGAATATCATAAAAAACAAGATGAAGCAGAACAAGCTAGATTAAAATCAGAAATTCCATTAAAATAATAGGACAATTGAAAGTATAAAAAAAAGAGGACAATTAATCTGATGAAAGAATTTGATGCGTTTGCAGTAATTTTATGGACAACGTTATTAGTCTTAATCATTATATTTATTACTTCGTGTGCATCTGAGAACGAGATGAGGATGGGGTATGAAGCTCAAGCCAGAATAGTTGAAGCTCAATCAAAAATAGAAGTCAAAGAAACTTTAACAGTGGATTGCAGTCAAGGATGTGGAAATGCTAAAGTCAGCTATACTGACCCTCGTGATAGACGGGTTATTGTACCTACCGTTACTAATCGTAACGATGTAGTTAAAGCAAGTATACCTGATGTAATTACAGGGGTTGGATATGTAGCAGGTGCCATAGGTGTGACTAGAATATTAAAATCGTTTAGTAACAATATGGGCACAGGCAATACGACTACATCTAATACTAATGTAATAAACGGGGATAGCAATACAGCATCAACTAGTAGTAGTAAGTCAGAGTCTAGTGATGTAAGCACAAGCTCAAACCAAAATACTAGTATAACTAATAATACTCAATCTACTGAGACTCAAGATACTGTGACTACTAATACAGAAAATAATGATAACTCAGTACAAACGTATGATAATGACTCTGAGGTAACGTATCCACAGGTTCTAAGTAAATGACCGACAAAGATATAATTGCTGAATTGAGAGAGCGACTAAAAGAGTCAGACGGCTTGCTTGATAGACGTGCGGCAGGTAACAGGGATAAGTTGATGGATAATGTGGATGAGTTGAAAGATGCTTTTCAAACATTGCAGGGTACTGTTAATTTAATGTCAGCCAAACAAACTGCTATTATTGAAGGTAGGGGTGACATACAGAAAGAGAGTGATTTTAAATTAAAAGTAGTAGAAGAAAAAATAAATAACAAATTAGATAATCTTGAAAATAAAATTGATAGTAACACTTTGTTAATAGATAAGCTAAACACTAGCATACAAGCACAGTTTACAAAATATACTACGTTTTCAGATATAACAATATTACTTAATCAGCATACTGTTGATAGACATAAAGATCTGGATGCGTGGAAGAATGGTTTAATAAAGAAGTTTCAGATATGGGGCAGTATATTTGTGTTAGGTGGGGCTTCTATTATGTATTTGTATAACTTTGTACAGTTTGTAAATAAACCTCAAAAGAGTACGCCCACCATATCACACACACATAAGGGTAAAGTCAAATGATAAAAATTCGGAAACCGTTAATAGAACAATTATCAATTTACAGTTAATAGTATGGATAAAATAAATGTACCCTATATTAAAACCGATAAAGATCGGAACAAAAAATAGTAATTTTTGGGCAAGGATAAAAGTCTGGTGGAATACTACCCGTAAATGGGAATTAATAGAAGACTTTTATTTTACCTTAAATAATGGTTCAATTATTAAAATTCCTAAAGGGTTCGTCTTTGACGGTGCAAGCGTCCCTAGACAACTTTGGTGGTTTTTAAGTCCAACAGGTATATTGTTAATTCCTGGACTCATTCACGATTATGCTTATCGGTACGATCACATTATTGTAGTGGTGGCTGATGGCGTTCATATCATTAATGATAAAACTTACTCACATAGATGTTGTGAAGGATATGGTAAAGACCATTGGGATGCATTGTTTTTAGAAGTTGCTAAACAAGTGAATGGTATGATTATTTTAGATAAAGCGGCATGGCTTGCTTTAAAGTGGTACGGTGATAAAGCATGGAAAGAGAATAGGAAAAAACAATGAGTTATCAATGCCGTAATTTTAAAATACATGAGCTAGTTTCCCCTGACATATATAAATCCAGAGGTGAGAAAGCATGGCAGTTATTAGATGATAGAGCATTATGGACATTAGATGCTCTTAGAGACAAATATGGAGCCATTACTGTTAATAATTACTTCTGGGGAGGTGATAGGGAATGGTCTGGTTTAAGAACACACAATAGTCCTTATTACAGTCCTACATCTCAGCACTCATTTGGGAGAGCTTTTGATTGTATATTTCATAGTCATACAGCAGAAACAATAAGAAAACATATACAAGCTAATCCAGATGCTGATATATTCAAATATATTAGAGGTATAGAATTAGACGTTACATGGTTACACTTTGATGTGCGTAATTGTGATAGAATAATAACATTTAAACCCTAAGGACACCACACAGTGGAGAGTGTATAACCGTGAAAGCACTAGTAGTTAAGAATAAAACTCATATTTATGATGTAGATGATATACTGGTACTAACGCCTGATTCACACGAATTTAACGAGCATGAAAAAACAGTGTATAAAGAGGTATTAAATATTAATGTCGATACTGATTATGCATTACATAGTGATGAGAGAATCAATCTTATTGGTTTGGATTTAGGTATTATAAATACTAAAATGAACCGTAGAAGAAAATATAAATACACAGAATTGAATGGATTGGAGAATAAGTATGCCTCGTAAATTAGAAACACCTGAATTGATTAATGCTACTGTAGAAGATGAATTAATTACTGCTTTTGGCGTTGATGAAGAGAATAATATTATCTTTATTAAATATGACCGTATGGCGGCTGATAGCTCTATTATTCAAAAGAATGCCACACATACATTGACAGGTGTTGAAGTAGCTGATGTTATTACCAGAGCTAGCACGATTGCAGGGACTAATGTAAGAGCAGCGATTAAACAAGCGTTATATGAAGCCTTGCCCGGAAATGCTGTAATTAGCTAGGAGTAGTATTATGGCTACCATAGTCAAAAAAGCTATTCGCTCAACAGCAGGATGGACAGCTAACCAGACAGCAATGGAGGCTATCTATGGAGTAGGTGGTTATTACACTACATTAACCTCATGGGAGGCTGCTATACCTGCTGATTTAGTAGCAGCAGATGAGCAATGGGTTGCTGAATGTTATAACGATTTCCCTACAGGACTAGCTGATACTGTAGATATTGCAGGACATACTACTGATGCAACAAGAAATATCATTGTTACTGCTTTAGCAAGTGAAAGACATAACGGTGTAGTAGATGGTGGTTTCAGAATTAAAACTGCCACAACATTTCCCTTTAAAGTTGATTGCCCATACACAGAAGTATCATATATTCAAGTAGAATCAACGACCACTGGAGGGCTTTCTTTTACTTTGAAAGCATTAGGGGATTATACGACTATAGATTCAGTTATATCTATTTCAACAGGAACCAATTGTGCGTCTTTTTATAGTTATTCTGGTGCGACATACTGTGCTTATATGAATTGCATAGCTATAACATCTGTGGGATACGGGTTTAGATTGCTTGATTTGTGGTCAAGTATCTATAATTCTACAGCAGTCTGTGATACAGGATTGTATGGTTTTAATGTAAATAACACTCATTATTTGAAAAATAATGTTAGTGTAAATTTTACTACTGATTACTCAACAACACCTAGAACAGGCAGTATTACTAATGCTACCCATGAGGGGACTACTTCTCATTCATTTGTAAGTGTTACGGGTGTATCAATGACTGACGGGGTAGATTTCACAGCACCTTCTACAGGTGACTATTCAATACCCTCTGGTTCAGTTTTAATAGATGCAGGAACCGATTTATCAGCAACATTCACCACTGACATAACAGGGATAACAAGGGGTTAATTATGGCATGGGAAATTGGAGCTTTTGAATATGTAGTAAGTGGTAATATTTCATTGGAAGTGCCTGTTAGTTCTTTAACTTTAACAGGCTTAGTCCCTGATATAGCTATAAGTAATCATATATCTTTAGAGATACCAACAGGTAGCTTATCCATAACTGGCTTAGTACCTAGTGTATCAGTATCCAATGATGTGAATCTAGAAATACCTACAGGTTCAATATCTATTAATGGCTACGCACCTAGTGTCTCAGTAAGTAACGATGTGTTACTGATAGTAGGACTAGGTACATTATCTTTAGTAGGTTATGCGCCTACAGCCGATGTTACTGATACAATAAGTGTATCAGTAGCTAAAGCGGATTTAACTTTAACCAGTTACACACCCACCATAAATATAGCGGGCAGTGTATCTATTTCAACACCTAAAGCCGATCTAACTTTAACCAGTTATATTCCAACAGTTAGTGATGGAAGCACTATAGCGGTACACCCTAATAGGGTTTATACTTTACCAATAGAAAATAGAACTTATACTTTACCGATAGAAAACAGAGTTTACATATTATAAGAGGATTTTAAAATGGCAGCAGACGCTTGGGTTTATTACGATTCATTCAAGGAAGAGTTACTTGATAAAACACACGACTTAACCACTGATGTTATAAAAATAGCATTGTTCCTATCAACATATACGCCTTCAGTTAGTAGTGATGCTACTTACGCAGGTATTGCAGGGGTTAACGAACACGCTAATGCTAACGGCTATACAACAGCCGGTGCAACAGTAGCATCAACAACCAATGTTGTTGCCAGCGGTGTGGACAGCATCAGGGGGTAGTATTACGGCTCGTTATGCGGTGATATATAACTCAACTACTGGAGGCCTAATAGGTTATTCGCTGTTAGATAATTCACCCGCTGATGTGACGGCAACAACAGGTAATACTTTTACGGTATCCCCTAATGCTAGTGGAATATTTGACTTAACTTAACTTCATAGGAGTCTAACATGGCTGAAACAATAGTTGGTTTTCCTGATGCTGTTGTAGGTGAGTCTAAATATTACGGGATTGACTGCGATGCTTGGCTCACTAATGAGAATGATACATTAAGTAGCGTTACATGGACACTGGGAAACGGGATTACAAATGAGGACGAGGTATTAGACGCTATCAACAATATTGCTTATGTTAAGATAAGCACCTCTAACGTGGGTACTTATCTAGTCACTGCTACGATCACATCTATAGAAGGGACTAAAACACAGACTAATAAACAGAAATTTAGCATTACTGTTTATTAACACCATTTTTTAGTGGCGAAACTGTTCTTATGAGTCGCCACTAAAAACTCTATGTTACTCATGCCCGTAGGTAACCGTTCTGCTTTATCCCTTTTCCTGTTGTCCTTTCTTTTAGATGCCCGTTTGTATTCACCAGTAAGTATCCGTTCCCTTGCTGATATTAATCTTTTTAACTCTTTAAATAAATGCTCATGCTCCCCTATTTTAACGCCTGTTTTAATACGTATATCCTTTCCTGTTTTACCAATATTTTTATAAATAAAACTAGGCGTAAGATGCGCTTTTTCTTCTATTTCTTTTTTAGTGTAATGCGCTAATAATTTCCAAAGAATAGCCTCGATCCCTATTTTTATTACTTTCCTATCTAATATTTCTTCCATTTTTATCTCCAGGGTTTGGTAGCAAAAGTATTTTTATGTATATCTAATAGATGTTCTATATTGCTCATGTTTGTGGGAATAACCACTGCCTTATCAGCAGCTATTTCTTCTTGAGTTCTATTAGATAAATTGTAGACTCCTCTATGTAATTTTCTCCCATCATCTACTATACGATTTAATTCCTCATAATATTTATTTAACTCATTTCCTTTTTCTATTTTATAGGGTTTCATTTCTTTTGTAGAACCTATATGTGAATATACATAACAGGGTTCTAATTTAGCTCTTTTTTGGATAGCTAATTTAGTATGATATTTCAACAATATTTTTAATACATCAGTAGCCTCTTTTTTTAATTTCTTTCTTAATTTTTTTATATTTTCTTTATTCATTGCTTACCCTTATCGTCAATAGAGTTATACAATATTCTCCCTACTACACTGCTCCTATCAGGGTGTTCTCGAATGTATAATTTAGCTTTTTCTACTGAATTAGTAAAATTTATTTCAGTATCAGTTTCTTGTTTTGTACCATATTTATCGAAATAAATTATTTGGTATTCCCCTGTTTTGTACTTAGCCATTACTATTATCCCTACTGATTATTTCATTGGCTTTTTGGATTCTATCATTAGCATCCTTCAAATCTTTCTTTTGCATTTCCACTGCTAATCGCAAATGCATATTTACTCGAATTAATTCATCCAATTCTTTTTGTAATTTACAATTATCTCTAAATAATTCTTTTTTGCTAAATGGTATTTTCATTATCTATTGTTCCTTCTTATTTTTTCTTTGCGTTTGGGTAATATAGGCTCATTTGGTATGTAATACATACAGCTACTAAAGTCGAATGTTTTCTTGTCATGATTTGAATTGCCTATATTGTTTGGACAATTATGTTTAAGGCAGTTGGACTTACTGCATGCTGTTACTGGATATTCTCTATGTGGCATTATGAGATCCTACATTTTTTGTAATATAGCTAACACTTTGTATGCCTATTATTGTTTTAGCAAATTTTTTATCTAATTCATCTACAAAACTCTCATTGCAAATAGGAAATATTAGGGTATCACCAAATTTGGATTTCCATAAAAAACTAAATTCTATTTGTCCATTTTCATAATGGATCTTATATACACCTTGAGGCAGTTCTTTTATCTTTTTATATTTCATTATTTAACCTTTTGCTTAATGACCTAGCATCACATTCAATCTCTTTAAACATTATTTTTCTTCCCACTCGATTAACATTTCTAAACAATGTTTTGCTTTTTTTAAATCAATTGTTTTATCTTTATGTTTTTTGTCATAGCGGAGCACATATTTAATAATAGTATGTTGTAAAGCATTTAATTTATTTTCCATGCTTAACTGCATTGGTTGTATAACCATATCTTTATAATGATTTCCGTCCTCTTGAGTAGTCCAAGATTTACCCCTTTCATCCATTGTTTCTTTGGATTTAGTGAGAAAATCTTGTGCTGTTTTAGCTTTAAATGGTTCATCATGAGCTTCTATAACTCTTTTTGCTATATCTCTAACTTTTTCTTTATCTATATTTTTCTGCTGATGTCTTTGTTTAAGACACTTTGCTATTTTAGACAAGACATACTCATTTCGGGCTTTAAAATGCTCACAGTTATGCAATGTGGATAACGGTGGTACTGTCTCTTTATAACGGCAAACACTAATAGGTTTATTATTTTCACTTAGTGCCGTCATTTTATTGCTGCAATTAGCGCACTGTACTTCTTTCATTATTTATCCTTTTTTTAACTTTTCTTATTGTAATAATACTCATTATTTTAAAATACCAATTTGGTACTACAGTATAAAAAGTAAATATTTTAATTAGGGTTTCAGCTAACTCAATCCATGCTAATAGCCAGAATTGTATTCGCCACATTATTTATTCTCCACCATCGATAATTTGTTTTAAAATAGGTTTCCAGTGTTTCCACCAACTTAGAGCAGCTTCTCCCTCCATTCTTAATATAACCTCGTCATCGAAATTAAACCAATCTTCTATCAGGTGATTTTCACATCCAATCTGCATGACTTGATTTGTGTAATTAATTAAGTACCGATTGGTTTGTATTGTTTTGATTTCTTTCGAGTTTCCAAGGGTTTCACATAAATTAGCTTCTTTTAAATCAGCTCCTGTTAAATTAGTTCTTCTTAAATTAGCTCCATATAGATTAGCTTCTCTTAAATCAGCTCCTGTTAAATCAGCTTCTCTTAAATTAGCTCCTCTTAAATTAGTTCCTTGTAATTTAGTTCTTCTTAAATCAGCTCCTGTTAAATCAGCCCTACATAGATTAGCTCCACATAGATTAGCGTCGCTTAACTCAGTTCTTATTAGATTAGCTTCTCTTAAATCAGCTTTGCTTAAATTAATTCCTTGTAAATCAGCTCCAATAAGTACTAACTTTTCCCCATCTTCGCATAAATTTAACCATAAACCATGCAATTCTATGCGCTTATTTATATCTATTTCTTTGTTATCCATTACATATCCTCCAATATATAGCACATGCTATGCATGATTTTTCTTTGTTATTCATTACTATCTTGAGTAAAAAGCATATCCACTTTAGATTTAGATGGAGGTGCTACTCTCCAATCAAGTAAATGTGAAGCTAGAGTTGGATATCCGTCAGTAGCATTAGTACCACCTTTGTAAATAAACCCATTCCCATTCTCAGCAGCTTCAGCGTACATAGCTGATATCTTCAATAGTTTTTCTTTATTAGTCATTTTAATCATCCTTTAACGCTCTGTTTATAATTTCCCACACTCAGGACAAAAACTTTTATTAATCACGGGATATTACCTCACCTTTTATATTTACAAAATAGTCTAAAAAGGCTTGATACGCTTCATCAGATAGATGAGTACAATATTCTTTATTCCAGAGGATACTGTGATTAAAATAATAATAAAAAACTTCT